GTTTGTTGATCAGCTATTTTAACTTCGTCAACAGACATATCATATCCCACATGAACATCACAATATAAGTTAGAAAACTGTTCGATCAATGCAGGTATAAAAGAAGTAACTACTATATATGACAAGCCTAATGGTAATATAGCATCACGCATTAGATCTGGCCATTCCATCTTAGTCTCTTTTTCTCTACCCGATATCTGTGCTATAGCCTTACAAGCAAATTGTCTTAAGCTCATAGGCTTATATAGCGTCTCCTCATATTCTTCTAACCTAGTTTTTGTTCTAACATGTTCTTCATACGCCGATCGAGTGCTAAAATAACAACAGATATGTTGTGAAGGAGGACGACCTCTGTTTTCAAACCAATAATTCATTTTATACAGGATATAGTCTTTCCATAATGCAACTTTCAACTTAGGATGAGTGCTATACATATAATGAGATAGCATTGTATCCTCTAAAGAAGAAGGAATAAATGCCCAAGGGTTCTCACAAAATTGTTCAATATACTCAAAAATCAAATCACTAACGTAAGAGATAACATCACACACCATTCCAGAAAACCAGTCTTGTAACACTCTCTTTACTGCAGAGCCCATCTTACGGAGCTCTGATAGTAAATCTTTAGATGATAATATTCTAGAACCAATATCATTTAGCCTCATACTTAAAATCTTATCTATCAACTTTTTACAATACTTAATTCGTTTACGCTCAACTCCAGATTGACACATCAACGAGTATCTAATTGTATTTTCTGTTAATAAAATAGATCCTTTATCATAATCAGCAATATCAGGTTCTAAATCTTTAGACTTATTACCATCTTCATAAAAATCTATACTAAGAGCCTCTACAGACGGACTCACACTAGGTAAACCGGTCACAAAACGATCACTATCTACAGATTTAATATCAGGAATGTCAGAATATATGTCTGATTCGATCTTATTCTTAATGATCTCTAAGTCTTCAGACAAACGCTTAACCTGTAGATACATTGTAGCTCGTTCATAAGGATCCACAAGTGATTCTCTATCAAGTTGTGCGCCATAAAAATTCTTAATAGCTTCTTCTATAGGAACTGGTTTATGATCTGGTATAGGTTCAGTAATAATATTATCAGACAACTTTGTAATAGCATTATCATCAGGTAATTTTTCAACAGGAGATTCTGCTTCAGGACCATGAATAATTTCTTCATCTCCAGACAAACAACTACCTTCCTCAGAAATAGATTCTAACGCACCATCATATATCTTCAACATCGGACATTTATCTCTATCAGCTACACATTTATCGCAATTGAGATTTATAGGAAATCCATGACAACAATAATAATTCTCATCATAAACTTTCTTCCCAATGTCTAATACTTCTCGCTGATTGTCATAATGTTTAGATGAATGCCATACTAAGAACTTCAAAGTTTCTTCAATACTTCTATCTATCATCTCTCTTCCATCAGGACCAACAATTGGAACCCATCTATGTAATGCATCATACTCTGTAACAGGTTGCCCGAATTCAGTCTTAACACTCACGCCCTGATCTGCTATCTCACACTCATAACAAGTAAACGTCCAGGCATCAGGCGCTATTTTGGCTCTGTCTTCATCAGATAGTTTCTTATAATCTATACTAGTGGATCTGTGTTCAGCACTACTAGTTTGCTTTAAGTATTGAGGCCTGACTGCACCTACTATTTTGGTGTGTATTCGCCTATTAACTGCTGATGCAAATCTAGCATACTTCTCAAAATCTTGCGTAAAACTATTCGAAGCCCATCCTTGAATAAGAGCTCTATCAAATAAAGTACCTTTTTCCTTAATATCTGCACCTAATAATTCGTGCGGAACGTTGTTGTCACTTCTTAAGACCCAGTCAGCCATATTTAAAAACGATGCACTAGTTGTAGAATCAGCATGCATAGCAGCCGAATCATCTATCATTATTACCGTTTTATGATTAGCCCAACCAGATTGAAATTTATTAGCTTGATTGACGTAGTATACATATTCTTCAGTAGCAGGTATATTATTACTCCTAGCTATTGTATGACACATTAATTTCAACAAATGGCTCTTACTAATACCTGAGCCAGAAGTCAAAACAAAATGATACGGTTGAATTCGAGACCCGGTTTGAGCCTCAACACGTTGACATTCAATCTGAATACTATCGACCTCTTTTAGCCAATCGTCAACCAACTTCAAATCTATACCTCGCTTTGATTTGCGAATTGACTGAAGATCTTTCCTTAATTGGTCAACATTATGTAAAAAACCATAATGTTTATAACCTTTTATAAACTCTAGATCTCCAGTGGCATATAGTTTAAAGTCTTGACGAATGACACGAACTCTGTCAGATAAACTATCAGTTAAAGTCTCAGTGCTCAAAAATCCGTCCATAACTCCGTCCTTAATGAATACATCAACTCCATTAACAACATATGTCATTGCCCAGATAATACATTCTATAGGGTTTCCTAGACCTGAAAAACATTCAAAAATCTTTGATAAAGATCCTTGTAATATTTTTTCACTCCATTCTACCAAGATACTAGGGCATAACAATGTTGTCCATATTTTTAACAGTAGCTCCATAAACTTTTGAGCAAATTTATTAGTTTTAAATTTCTCAATGTCTACCACTAATGTTTTCAACCAGTTAGAAAAATCGCTAAATGTCCCACTGCAATCCTTTACACTACTAATAATATCTTTAATACTGTCATATAACATAAATGACAATGAATTCTTACATAACATTAATAGTGCTGACAATCCCGTAATAATGGGATGATCGTAATATTTCATTGCAAAGACACCAAACAATTTCTCAAAGAATGACACAATAGTTTTAGTGTCAATCTTTTTATCTTCTTTACCTGCTTGCGGTTTAACATGGTTAGAC